GGTCCACAGGCCGGCGGCGAAGATTCCGCATTTTCTGGCAATGCAGACGCCACTCAACCCACATACGCAGATGTGGATGTACTGAATATTCAAGACTTGCTGTTGCTAGAAAACCGTGATAGAATATATGATCCGGATGTGTATGTCATGCGCGGTGTGTACAACACTCAAGATGTGGACTTTGACCTAACACAATTTGGTTTGTTTTTGAACAACGACACCATATTCATGACTTTTCACTACAACACCATGATTGACACATTTGGTCGCAAGCTCATGAACGGTGATGTGATAGAGATTCCCAACCTAACAGATTACCATCCTCTCGACAAAGAAATTTCGCGAGCACTGCCTAGATATTATGTGATTCAGGATTCTGACTTTGCATCAGAAGGTTTCAGCCAAACTTGGTTGCCGCACTTGTGGCGTGTAAAATGCACACCAATGAAGGATCAGCAAGAGTTCAACCAAATCACCAACAAACCGTTTGTGGCAGAAAACATCTGGGATCCAGGCAACTTCTATCCCACAGGCTCTATTGTCAATTACGGCAATACTTATTATCAGGCCTTAAAAAATACTCCGGCCGATACTGACATTACCAACTCTGAATACTGGAGTGAGTACACACCAAGTACAATCAGTGACATTCAAGGCACCCGCAACAAAGACACTGACATCAACGATGCTATTCTCATACAAGCTGATGTAGAAGTACCACTAAGTGGATATGACGTAACTAAATTTTACATTGTACCCACCTTGCTTAACGGGCAGCCTGCTAATCCTGTGTCATTGACCAATGAATCTGAAGACACAGTAGACGGAACACAAGGCGGCATGAATGTTACTCCGCGCACTGATGGGTACACCATGGGCTACCTCACTGGCGATGGACTTGCACCCAATGGGTTGCCAGTTACTCCAGGGGTGAGCTTCCCACCAAATCCTGTGGCCGGAGATTATGCATTGAGATTAGACTACTTTCCAAATCGACTGTTCCGTTACAATGGCCAACTTTGGGTCAAAATTGAGGACAACGTGCGCACCAATCTCAACAATGGGCCTACCAACAATACTTTACGCAGTACCTTTGTTAACAATACATACACTGTGAGCACTACAGACCAAGACAGCATACCAAGTCGTCAGAGTTTGAGTGAGATACTCCGGCCCCGAGCAGACAATGGCAGTCAAGGCGGAGACAAGTCACCAAATCCATTCCCGAGCACACAACCTGGACAAAAGTCAAGTTAAATTATGCAACAATTTTTTTATGGTGAGCCATAAATAAACGTATGCATATATACAGAATCACTAATATTATCAATAACAAAATGTACATTGGTCAGACTATCCAAAAAAATCCTAAAATGCGTTGGTATGATCATTGTGCTAGAACTAGGAACGGTCAACACAATCATCTATATAATAGCATGAGATTGTACGGGGTAGAAAATTTTGTTTGGGAGGTAATTGATTCAGCGTCTACGCTTGAGGAATTAAATCTTAAAGAGCAACGTTGGTTAGATGAATATAGAAAAATTACAGAAGTTTACAATCTTAGAGAAGCTGGTAATAATAAAACTCATAGTGAACAGTCCAAAGAAAGAATGAAAGAGTCTCAAAAACAGGCGCATGCTCGTAGGCGATCCAATGGTACCGACACCTGGACTCGACGAGATGGTGGTGCCATGAAGGGCAAAGCACATCCAAGAAAAGGCACGAAAGGACTTTGGCATTATAGCGAAGAGCAGAAAAAAGCACAAAGTGATCGAATGAATATCTTAAATGGCACCCGAGGAAAAACTTGGACACTCATCGACGGTAAAAGAGTTTACATGGAGAAAAAACAATGACTGTTTCCCAATTTTTTTATGACGCCCAAATACGCAGATTCCTGTTGCAGTTCACAAGAATCTTTTCAGGATTCCAAATTGAATATGGCAACGAGAATGACGGAGTAAACGCTGCCACGCTGTTGCGAGTGCCTGTGCGCTACGGTGATGCTAGTCGCAATGCACAAACCATCATACAAGAAAACAGCCGCAACAGTTTGCCATCAACCCCGCTGATGACATTCTATATCACCAGTTTGGACTACGAACAAAGTCGCATGCAAGAACCTTATTTTGTTAGCAAAATAAATGTGCGTCAACGAACATATGATCCTGGCACAGAAACATATGAAACCACTCAAGGTAATGCGTTTACAATCGAACGCTTGATGCCTGTGCCATTCAAACTCACAATACAATTGGACATCTGGACTTCAAACACCAATCAAAAGTTGCAGTTGTTGGAACAAATTCTCACGCTGTTTAACCCCAGCTTGGAAATTCAAAGCACAGACAACTTCATTGACTGGACCAGCTTGAGTGCAATGTACCTGGATAGGACCGTATGGTCAAGTCGTACTGTGCCCATTGGCACCGAGAATCCCATTGACATTGCCTCATTGACATTTAGCATGCCAATTTGGTTGTCATCACCGGCCAAGGTCAAGAAACTGGGTGTGGTGGAACGTGTGATTGCCAGCATGTATGATGCACAAGGTGATTTAAACAATGCAGTCACTGACAGTGATTTGTTGTTGGGTACTCGACTCATGGTCACTCCGTTTAACTATAAAGTGGTTGTGATTGAAAATCAAATACAGTGTGTGTATGCTCCAACTGTTGTGCCTGATGGCAGTTTAGATACATTGGTTCCCACGCAAATTGTAGCTGGCAGTAGTTTGTTATGGCCCGCATTGATCAATGCATATGGTGTTTATCGTCCAGGTATCAGTCAAATACGCCTGGACCAGGAAGATGGTACTGTGATTGTGGGCACCATTGTGATCAACCCCAATGATGATCGTTTGATAATTTATGACGTGGATCCGGACACAGCACCTCAAAACACCCTGGATCCAATTGATGCCATTATTAATCCGTTGTTGAGTGGGCCGTCTGACGGCCTGGACAGTGCATTAACTGGACAACGATATTTGTTAACTGAAGGAACTGGTGCTTACAGCAACCCAGCCAATCCGTCAGCCTGGTTGGGAGCCAACAATCAACCACTGATAGCACAAGCCAATGACATCATTGAATTTAATGGATCTCGTTGGACTGTGGTGTTTGTGGCTGCTGGTCAGACTGCAACACAATACGTCACCAACATACACACTGGCACACAATATGAGTGGACTGGTGTGCAATGGATCAAGAGTTATCAAGGCGTGTATGTCGGAGGTACTTGGAGCATTGTGCTTTGAAGGCAGTGGGAGTTTGGTTTCGCAGCAGAGACACTGGCAGATATCTTTACTTGTTGCGCAACGATGATCGACATCCCGGGGCTTGGGGCTTGCCTGGTGGCAAAGTAGAAGCAGGGGAAACACTGCTGGGCGCTATGGAACGTGAATGTACAGAAGAACTGGGCAGTTTTCCTGAGTACACCCGACTGGTGCCACTGGAAAAATTTACTTCTTCTGACGGGAAGTTTGAGTACAACACCTGGGTGTGTGTTGTGGACCACGAATTTGTTCCAGTATTAAATTACGAACACCTGGGATATGCCTGGATTGATCGCGGTACTTGGCCGCGCCCCATGCATCCAGGACTGTGGTCCACACTGAACATTGACACAGTGCAACAAAAAATCTCATTGCTAGAAAAAGAGTTTGAGTCTAACTCTTAAACTCGTCCAACAACAATTTAATTGTTTTTGAAGAGTGCAGGTACTGCAAGGGTCCAAATCTGTGTTGAAACTGTTTGTTTTTGGAATGATACAAGGTGTAGTTCACAGTGCGTATCTAAACCTTGTGGAATTGAAGTTTTGTGTTATTTCATCTGTGGTCAATGCTCGATTATAGACCATTAATTGACTGATTCTTGCAGTGGCAAATTCACCAGCATCTGGATCACCGCCAACATAGAATGGCATGGCACTGGCCAACAAGTCAGGAGCATCCGCGTCTCTTAGTCCTACCTGTGCGCCATTGGCATACATCTTCATGTTGTTTGTGCCAGCTTGTGTGCCATCGTAAATCACACATATATTTTGCCATACGTTTAAAGTTTGCGCATAAAATACTTCTGCAGGATACATCTCAAATTTTTGGGTGGTTAATTTGTAAAACTTCAAAGGTGTGGTTCCTCTATAGCCCATGAGAACATAACTATCAGAGTTTGCAACAGGATACGTCCATATATTCCAGGTAAACGCTGTGGATGCTGTTTGTTGTGGAGTTTGATAGGTAAAACTAGTTCTCTGATTTGCGCCGCTGCCAAAACTAAAATAACTATCACGCCCAGCAGCAGTATATGCAGGACTATTGACC